ATCTACCAGAGCCGGTTGTGGCTGGCTCCGGGTGACATTCAGAACATCATTCCGGCGGTGGCGTCCGGTAGCTTGGTCACCACGTTGCGTAACGTCCCGGTGTACACCACGGACAAGGTGTCTGGAACCCGGCAGTACGAGATCACCAGCTCTTCAGCTGTGAACGACTTCGCAGGCAAGCGAACCCAGCCTGCGATGCTCGACAAGCTTGACGCGTCCGATGTCTCGTTCACCGTCAAGAACTTGAGTCCCGGCGATCTGGCTACGGCGATCTACACAGCCAGTGGATTCGAATCCTGGTTGGCCGCAGGAGCAACCTTGGCGGAAGGCCAGTCGGCTTCGGCCACCGTTTCCGGAACCACCGATCGTTTTCTCATGGTCTACTACTTCGCCGGAGGAAACGGCTCGTTCGAAGTCGCCGCAACTCCCGCCGACAAGCTGGCCGGTCCGCCCACGGCGACTTGGACGTTGCTCGCATCCCTGCAGGATTAGAAAGGAGGTGATTTATGGCCAGACTCAGTACTCGGTTGAAGCACGCTTGGAACGCGTTCACTGATTCCAACAACGTCACACGCCGAGCCGAGCCCTTCGACCTGGGCGGATCGATCTCGTACGGACGTCCAGATCGTAACCGCCTGACGTTTTCCAACGAGCGGTCGATCATCTCCTCGATCTACGTCCGCATCGGGATCGACGTAGCCGCCGTGGACATGCGCCACGTGCGCACGGACGACCAGGATCGATATTTGGACGACATCGACTCCGGTCTGAACAACTGCCTCACGCTTGAGGCCAACATCGACCAGGCCGCTCGAGCTTTTCGGCAGGACATCGCCATGAGCATCCTTGACGAGGGTGTGGCCGCGATCGTTCCCGTTGATACCACCATTTCTCCCGAAGACGGTGGTGGTTACGACATCCGAACCCTGCGCGTCGGCCAGATCCGAGCCTGGTATCCGCAGCACATTCGCGTGTCGCTGTACAACGAGGCACGGGGCATGCGAGAAGAGATCGTGCTGCCCAAGAAGGCCGTGGCCATCGTCGAGAATCCGCTGTATTCGGTGATGAACGAGCCGAACTCGACTCTGCAGCGGCTCATCGCCAAGCTGAACCTGATGGACTCGATGGACAATCAGTCCGCTTCGGGCAAGCTCGACATGATCATTCAGCTGCCGTACGTGATCAAGTCGGAAGCCCGGCGACAGCAGGCCGAGCAGCGACGTCGGGATATCGAATTTCAGCTCAAGGGCTCCCAGTACGGGATCGCCTACACGGACGGCACGGAAAAGATCGTGCAGCTCAACCGTCCGGTCGACAACAACCTGCTCACGCAGGTGGAGTACCTCACCAAGATGCTGTACGGCCAGCTGGGCCTGACCGAAGAGGTCATGAACGGCACGGCCGACGAAAAGGCGATGCGAAACTACTTCGCTCGAACGATCGAGCCTCTGCTGGAGGCCATCGTCGAAGCCATGCGGCGCACTTTTCTCACCAAGACAGCGCGTACGCAGGGACAATCCATCATGTATTTCCGCGACCCGTTCAAGTTCGTCCCCATCGGTGGCGAAGGCGGCATCGCGGACATCGCCGACAAGTTCTCTCGCAATGAGATCACTTCTTCCAACGAGATCCGTCAGGCCATCGGCATGAAGCCGTCGCAGGAGCCGAAGGCCGACAAGCTGATCAACGCCAACATGCCTCAGGGCGACACCGGCGTTGACATTCCGGTCGAATCTGAGCCTCCGGATCCTACCGTGGACGCTTTGAACGAGTCCATCGATTCCACGGCAGAAGAAATCGATCGAGCCCTGGAGCTTGGTTGATGCCGGTTCGTCCTCCGACCGAGTTTGAGCTGAGCCAGCTTCAACACGCAGCACCGGGTTACGACCCGGCCAAAGCCCACGAGTACTACCTGCGTACTCGCAAGCTGAAGGGCCGTCAGCGAGGCTCTTCTGATGATCCCCGTACGGGAAAGACTCGGGTGCAGATCGCTCGTGACGCCCGGGCCCGGCAACGCCAAGAACTATCGCAGCGCATCGCCAATCTCGAAGACAAGCTCCAGAAGCTCGAGAAGCTCATTGCCAAGCGCGAGCGCGACGAAGCCAGCGAAGACCGGAAGTCGAAAGCTCGAAAGGAGCGCGCAGCCAAGGAACGCGACAAGCCGAAGTCCGCTGCGGAAAAGGCCGAGGCTGCTCGGGAAAACAAGAAGTACCGAGACAAGCACAAGCAGGAACTCAAGTCAAAGGCCAAGAAGGACTCAGGCAAGTTGTCGGGAGGCGGATCGTCGAAGGGGGCTTCAGAGAAGAAGCGCTCCACCGATGAGCTCAAGTCGCTCGCTACCAAGGTGCGAGGTCAACTCGCTGTGGCCAAGCAGAAGCTCGCTGCGCTCTGAGAGCGCCGAAGCCAAAAGACGAAAGGAACAGTCAAAATGGGAGGCACTTCCCGACTGGACTTCGGTGACTCTTCGCCGGAGACCAGCTTGATGCACTCGGCCGCGGTCGCGGTCAAGCCGGACTTCAGTGGCTGGGCCACCAAGTTCGGCCTCCGTTGCTCGGACGGACGCACCATCCTACCCGGAGCGTTCGAGCACCAGAACGAGGCCCGGGTGCCGATGGTCTGGCAGCACGGCCACGGATCGCCCGAGAACGTCCTCGGTCACGCCGTGCTCGAGAGCCGGGCGGAGGGGGTCTACGCCTACGGGTACTTCAACGAGACCACGCAGGCCAAGAATGCGAAGGTGCTGGTCCAGCACGGGGACATCTCCGCGCTGTCCATCTTCGCCAATCAGCTCATCGAGCGGTCCAAGCAGGTCTCTCACGGGATCATTCGCGAGCTGTCGCTGGTCCTGGCGGGTGCCAACCCCGGCGCCCTGATCGACAACATCGAGATCGCCCACGCGGACGGCTCGGTGGACACGATCGTCGACGAGGCCATCATCTACACCGGCCTCGAGCTGGAGCACGCCGACGCCCCCGAGGTCGAGGAGACCACGACGGAGGTCGTCGAGCACAAGGAGCAGGAGGAGACGACCGACGAGCCGACGGTTCAGGACGTCTACGACTCGATGTCGCCGGAGCAGCAGGACGTCGTCCACTACATGGTCGGCGCCGCTCTCGAGAGCGCGAACACCGGCAGCACCGACAACAACGACACCAGCGCCTCCACCGAGGAGGTCGTCACCCACGAGGACAAGGACACCGAGAACACCATGGGACGCAACGTCTTCGAGCAGGCCAACGAGGCGGCCAAGGGCAACGGCGCGCCGCGGCACGTGCTCTCGCATGACGCGATGAAGGGCATCGCCTCCGACGCCGTCAAGCGCGGCTCGCTGAAGGAGGCGGTGGAGGACTACGCCTTCAAGCACGGGATCGAGAACATCGACGTCCTGTTCCCGGACGCGCGCGCCATCACCGAGACGCCGGAGTTCGACCGCCGCCGCACCGAGTGGGTCTCCGAGGTCCTCTCGGGCGTCCGCAAGAGCCCGTTCTCGCGCATCAAGTCGCTCGTGGCCGACATCACCCACGCCGACGCCCGGGCCAAGGGCTACATCAAGGGCACCCTGAAGAAGGAGGAGTTCTTCGGGCTGACCAAGCGCGTCACCACGCCGTCGACGATCTACAAGAAGCAGCGCCTGGATCGCGACGACATCATCGACATCACCGACTTCGACGTCGTGATGTGGCTCAAGGGCGAGATGCGTCTCATGCTCGACGAGGAGATCGCTCGGGCGATCCTCATCGGGGACGGCCGCGAGGTCGACGACGAAGACAAGATCCGCGACCCGCAGGGCGCCGTGGACGGGGCGGGCATCCGTTCCATCCTGCACGACGACGACCTGTACGCGGCCAAGATCACCCTCGATCCGGACACGGACCTCAAGTCCACCGGTCTCGTCGACGAGATCCTCTCGGCCATGCAGTTCTACAAGGGCTCGGGCGTTCCCACGCTGTACACGACGCTGCCCACCGTCACCCAGATGCTCCTCGCCCGTGACGACATGGGTCGCCGCTACTACCGGACGGTCTCCGAGCTGGCCTCCGAGCTGAGCGTCGACAAGGTCGTCACCATGGAGTCCATGGAGGACGAAGAGGACGTCATCGGCATCATCGTCAACCTGGCCGACTACACGGTCGGCGCCGACCGCGGTGGCGAGGTCTCGTTCTTCGACGACTTCGACATCGACTACAACCAGTACAAGTACCTGATCGAGTCCCGCGCCTCCGGCGCCCTCACCAAGATTCGGTCGGCGCTGGTCCTCATGCGTGCCGGTCAGGGCACCACCCTCGTCGCCCCGGCCGCGCCGACGTTCGACGCGGGCGCGTCGGAGTTCTCCATCGACGACACGACGGGCGTCACCTACCGCCGGTCCGACACCAACGCCGCCGTGACCGAGGCGGGGTCGCCGTACGCCGTGAACGAGGGCGTCGACGTCACCGTCTACGCCACGCCGAACGCCGGGTACTACTTCCGGAACAACGTCGACGACGAGTGGACCTTCCGCGGCACCGCGGGCGGGGCCTCGTAGTTCGCTGACCGCCTGATGGCAAGATTCCACGGGCGGGTCGGATACGGCGAATCCGTTGAGGAATCGCCTGGCGTGTTTGTCGACCAAATTACCGAGTACTTCTACTATGGCGACGTCGTTCAAAATAGCAGGAGTCTTCGTCCTGGCGAGCAGCTGAACCCAGCTATCGCCGTCGGCAACTCGATCAGCATCGTGGCCGATGCGTACGCTCGTGAGCATTTCTTCGCCATGCGCTACGTGGAATGGGCGGGGGTGTTGTGGACGGTAGTTGACGTCGAAGTCCAGCATCCCCGCCTGATTCTTCGCTTGGGGGAGGTGTACAATGGCCCCACGGCTGGAGCTCCAGACTCTCCTTGAGTCGTTTACGGAGCATGTGTATTTTCAGCCACCGCCGAATATCGAGATGCAGTTCCCCTGCATCCGTTACATGCGGTTGAACTCGGTCACCGAGTTCGCTGAAAACAGGCCATACGTGCGCACCAAGCAGTATCAGGTGATGGTCATCGACCGCAACCCCGACAGCGTCCTACCCGACCAGGTCGAGGCTCTGCCCCTGTGTAGTTTCGATCGTTTTTACACAGCGGACAACCTCAACCACTTCGTCTTCAACCTCTTCTTCTGAAAGGAACACCCACCACATGGCACCCCTCACTTGGGATGCGGTTGGCGAGCGGTTCTACGAGACCGGCGTCGATCACGGAGTCCTCTACCAGCTCAGCGGTGGCGGCGATTACGTCGACGGCGTGGCCTGGAACGGCCTCACCACCGTCACGGAGTCGCCTTCGGGCGCGGAGTCCTCCCCGCAGTACGCGGACAACATCAAGTACCTGAACCTCGTCTCGGCCGAGGAGTTCGGCGGCACGATCGAGGCCTTCACGTACCCCGACGAGTTCGCGCAGAACGACGGCACCGCCGCGCCGATGGTCGGCGTGACCGTGGGGCAGCAGGGCCGCAGGGTCTTCGGGCTCTCCTACCGGACGCAGGTCGGCAACGACATCGACGGTTCGGACCACGGCTACAAGCTGCACCTGGTCTACGGCGCCCAGGCCTCTCCGTCGGAGAAGGCCTACGCCACCATCAACGACTCGCCCGAGGCGATCACGTTCTCGTGGGAGTTCTCGACGACGCCGGTGCCGGTCACGGGTCTCAAGCCGACCGCCCTACTCGTCATCGACTCCCGCAAGGTCGCCAACGACGACCTCGCTGCCCTGGAGGCCATCCTGTACGGCTCCGAGGGCGACGATCCGCGTCTGCCCACCCCCGACGAGGTCCTCGACGTCTTCGGCACGGGCCTCACCGGCGTCAACCTGGCCATGGCGGCCAACCAGCCCACGTTCAACGCGGGCACCGGCGTCATCACCCTGCCCAACGTCACCGGCGTGCAGTGGCAGGTCAACGGTGCCGACGCCGCTCCGGGGGCGCAGCCCGCCATCGACGCCGAACACCTGGCCCGTGACGTCGCTGGCGTGATCGGAGGCGAGGTACGCGGCGAGCGGCGCGATGTGCGCGGGTGACATCTTCTTGATCTTCTCGACCCTCGCCTTCTGCGCGGGAGTCTCGGTGGGAATCGTGCCGATCATCCGT